TAGGGAAGGTAAGGACATCAAACTCCTTACTCTTGGGCGAGGTGAGTTTCGAATTCTCACTTGAAACAAAAAGTAGACAACTAGCCTGTTAAGTTTTTAGGATGATTACAGCAATCTAATACTATAACTGAAGCCCATTAATGCAGTAGACGGCGGCTTGGGAAGGCAGGAAATACTGGAGCCGAAAGGCTTTGAAGGTACTCTAATTCTAGTAGCAATACTAGACGCTAACGGAACTGACGACTAGGGAAAGACCTATATGTGCATATACAGAACTTATATGCTAGGCTTGGGGGACTTGAACCGATATACTGGGGATAGGGCCAAGCAGAAAATAAAAATCGTCCCGCTCATCCTGTTAGTTTTATAGAATGCTAACAGCAATCACTAACTTTACTGCAAATAAAGAAAAACGCATTCTGAAAGGAAACATCATGAACACATTCGTTCAAGCAATCGCAAATCAAGAAGCCCGCACTGCTAATGGCATGAAGGCTCGTAAGTCAACTGCTAAGGCAACTGTTGACTTGTTCTACAAAATCGGTGCAAGTCGTGGTAAGGACATTACTGCTGACTTTGTGGCTGCTTATGTAGAAAATTCTGACCTTGCACTACGTATCGCACAGTGGGCACGTGATGTCCGTGGTGGTGCAGGCGAGCGTCAACTTTTCCGTGACATCCTTGTTCATTTGGAAAAGCGCGATCCAGATGCCGCATTGGCTCTGCTTCGCAAGATTCCAGAAGTAGGTCGTTGGGATGACATCTTTGTTTTCTCTACACCAGTTCTGAAGTCAGCCGCTTACACAATGTTGGGCGATGCCCTACGTGCTAAGAATGGCCTTGCCGCTAAGTGGACACCACGTAAAGGTAAGGTTGCGGCTGAAGTGCGAGCATTCTTCGGAATGACTCCTAAGCAATACCGTAAGAGTCTTGTGACTCTTACCAAAGTTGTTGAAACACAAATGTGTGCCAACGACTGGGATAACATTAACTTTAGCCATGTGCCTTCTGTGGCAGCTCGTCTGTACAAGAAAGCATTCAACCGTCATACTCCAGCTTTTGCCGAGTATGTGGCTAAGTTGGTCAGTGGTGATAAGACTGTTAAGGTTAACGCCAACGCAATCTTCCCACATGATGTTATCAAAGGTATCGCACACTCATATGTGAAGTTTGACAAGACTGAAACAGATCATGTCATCGCACAATGGGAAGCTCTGCCAAACTACGTTGGTGATGCCAGCATCATGCCAATCGTTGACGTTAGTGGATCTATGACTTGCCCAGCAGGTAAGAACACAAACGTTCGTTGTTTGGATGTGGCACTTGGTCTAGGCCTATACTTGGCTGACAAGAACAAAGGTGTGTTCAAGGACACATTCTTGACTTTCTCAGACAAGCCTGAACTTGTTACCTTAAAGGGTAACATTGTTCAAAAGCTAGAACAAATGTCTAAGAGTGATTGGGAAATGAGTACTAACCTAAATGCGGCTATGAAGAAAATTCTAGACGTTGCGGTTAAGGGTAATGTCCCACAAAGCGACATGCCAAAAATGTTGCTGATCTTGTCAGACATGCAGTTTAACCAATGCGCTCGTTTCGACGACAGCGCAATGGAAATGATCGAACGCAAGTTTGCAGATGCAGGTTACACTGTGCCACAAATTGTGTTCTGGAACCTAAACGCAAGTGATAACGTTCCAGTTAAGGCTGACAAGAGTGGTGCGGCTTTGGTTAGTGGTTTTAGTCCATCAATCATGACTGCGCTATTGAGTGCTGACCTTGATCAGTTCACTCCAGAAGGCATTATGCTTAAGACTGTAATGGTCCCACGCTACGACCTTTAAACGTTGTAATAATACAACAGTTTGAATAGGGCCTTAGGGCCCTATTTTTTTAACTTGACAAAACCAAAATATTATCGTATAATTAACAATTGAAGGAGAGCGATATGTTAAACCCGTGGATTCAAAATGTATCGTTGGCAGATGTTAAAAAAGGCCATCATATTGATGCGGGCATTAACAGTATGCTGATACAAATTGTAGATCCTGCTCTAGGTTTCCCTGAACCCAAATTTAACTTTAAAGAAATTCATCAATTTGAATTTTTGGATTTGGAGAAGGATGATTTCGCCCTAGAAGAGGAAATGAAGATTACTGATGCACAGGCAGACCAATTGGTAAAACTTTTGCAACACGCATTGGAAAATAAAATGAATGTTGTGGTTCATTGCGTGGCCGGTGTATGCAGATCGGGTGCAGTCTGCGAAGTGGGAGTTATGATGGGATTCCGTGATGCTGAAGCATACCGTAGTCCCAATCTGCTAGTCAAGCACAAAATGATGAAAGTTTTGGGTTGGACTTATGATGAAAACGAGCCACACACTATTAATGGTCTAGTATTGGATTCTGGAATTATTGTTCCAAAAAATTATGGAGGTGATGTGTAATGTTTTTACATCGTGATGACGTAGAAAAGATTTTGGAGATAATGAACAAATTTCCAAATGTAGAAATAGCAGAACTAAAACAAGACAATAGTTCAGGAATTGGTAGCCATACTACTATGGTCATTCGTACCGAAGTTAATGGTATTGAAGGTGATTTTGAAATTGTGGTCTCTAGTGTAGAGAATTGGTAAAAGAAAGGAGGGCATGATGCCTAGTGTATTTTTGGTAAGCGACACGCACTTTGGTCACACTGGCGTGTGCCGCTTCACACGTAACGATGGTGTTACAAAACTTCGTCCCTGGGATGATCCCAACGAAATGGACGAGGCTATGATCAAGGCTTGGAACGAACGTGTTAAACCCACAGACAAAGTCTATCATTTAGGTGATGTTGTTATTAATCGTAAGGCATTACCCACGTTAGCTCGTTTAAATGGTGACAAGGTTTTGATCCGCGGTAATCACGACATATTCCGTGACGACGAGTATAGACAGTACTTTAGAGAATTACGTGCATATCATGTTATGAACGGAATGATCTTGAGTCATATTCCTGTACATAGTGATAGCTTAGGTCGTTTTGGTGTTAACATTCATGGACACACCCACGCAAATCGTGTAAAGAAACCTAGAGGTGTTGATGCACGTACTGGTGAAATTTTATACAGTGATGAAAACGATGTTCGTTATCATTGCGTCTGCGTAGAACAAACACCTGACTTTGCACCTATCTTATTTGAAGATGTTATTCGTAACATTGAAGCAGAAGGTGGCACTATTGGGTTTAAGAACGGCAACGGTCCTACAATGTAAGGAGTCAAACATTGAAGTCAAAAACTATGGATGATTTGCCTATGAGCACTTATATATGTGTGGTCTGTGGTACAAAATATTTCGATACTAACCTTTACTTCTACGGTAAGGAGAGTACCAAGTGTCTTTGGTGTACTAAATTTCCTAAACAGAAAGAAAGACGATGAACGAACGAATTAAGACCCTAGCCAAAGTCGCTGGCTACGATGAAATTAACAAAGCCGCAATGAAGTTGATAGGGTTTGACCCAGAAAAGTTCGCCGAGTTGATTGTGCAGGAATGTGCCGATCAATTTAGACTGGTATACACCGATGAACAATATCAACGTAGAATTGATAAAACTATTCTTAAACACTTTGGATTATACGAATAATGGAAGATCCTTTTAAAGATATCGCAGAAAAATCTCACTTCAATATCTATACCAGTCCTATGTGGAACGCCACAGGACGGAGATTTGCCGAGTCTATTGTTAAGGAATGTGCAGATGTTTTATTGAAATGGAAGGGTGAACCGTTTCCTTTTGACGAAGATCTAGCAGCTAGTCTTATCAAAGAACATTTCGGAGTTAAAGAATGAAAATTAGATACTGTTTTATTTTGTTACTTGTTGGATGTACTACTCCGACACATCAACTTAGAGTAATATCAGTATCTGATCAATCAAACAATCACTGTATACAAAACAATCGTATTATTTGCGAGTATAAAACAAAATGAACGAACGATTAAAACAAATAATGTTAGATCACGGTCTTCACAAGCATATCACAGCCGACTGTCAACATCGTATGGAAAAGTTAGCTGAATTAGTAGCAGAGGAGTGTGCGCAGATCTGTGGTAGTCAAGCAGACAAGAAGAATATTCGTAAGGCGTTTGGACTTCCTGTTGACAGTAGTGTTAAATACCCTAGTCCAGAACCGCATTGGAGTATAACTTCACAATATGAAAGACCTTTTAATTTACCAGGCACAGGGAAGTAAAAATGCCTAAATGTTATCAACTAGTCGGAATCCCAGGTAGTGGAAAGTCTACCTGGGTCGCCAATCAAGATTGGCTTGATGGAACACACTATGTTTCTACAGATAGTTATGTAGAAGCCTATGCCAAAAGTCAAGGTAAAACTTACTCTGAAGTATTTGTTGAATACATGCCCACAGCAGTTGATTTAATGGTGGAGGATGTTATTAGGGCAAGAGAAGCCGGATTGGATATTATTTGGGATCAAACATCAACCACTGTCAAAAGTCGGTTGAAGAAGTTCAATATGTTGCCCGATTATTATCATATTGCTATAGTATTTGGAACACCTGAACAACAGGAATTATATCGTCGATTGATGAGCCGTCCAGGCAAAGACATTCCGGATCATGTTATTGTCAGCATGATTGCCGATTTCGAAATGCCTACAGAAGAAGAAGGTTTCAAAGAAATTTGGAGAACTTAAGGAGCTTTTTGGCTCCTTTCTTTTTGACAAAACTGTCAAGTTATCATATAATTACAATGCAGACGTGAGTGGAATATGGTAGACCTCCTCCGAAGCTCTTCGGAGCCTAGGAGGGAAGGGCAGGTGACATTGTCATGCCTTGTAGGTTCGACTCCTACCGTCTGTACCATTAACTTAGGCTAAGAAAGGCACACTATGAAAAAGGTACTAATTGTATTTTTGGTCATTCCCTTTACTGCGTATGCACAACAATGGGACTTTGATAACAGTGGTAGTAGAATTTTTGACATGCGCAAAAATGAACAAAAGAAAATTACGATTACTATCGAAAGTGTAGAACCCAAAGACATGCAACGAGCCTGCGATAAGAAAAGCCGTCAACTAGGAAACGGCGGATTTAAAACTCCTATGTTGGCTTGTAGTTTCTGGGAAGGTAAAACCTGTCATATTATTATGCCTCACAAAGTAGACATGCGAACTGTGGGTCATGAAGTTATGCACTGTTTCCAAGGTAGTTGGCACTAAAATGAAAAAAGTTTCAAAAAGTCCTGAACGACACACCTTTCAAAAAGAAGGATACGTCAAACGTCAGGAAGAAAAAGGCGAGCCAGTCAACGAAGACTATCTTGATTGGTTCGAAAAGGTTCTCGACGAACATCAGCACAAGTTTGACGATCCAGAGAGTCGTCAAAATAATATGGAGTACGATCTACTAACCACAGATTGGATTTTGGAGAAAGTTAGGGCCAGTGATGCCTATGCTCAAAATTTGTATGCGGCCATGTGTAATATGCAATGGCGTAAACGTGAAATGTGGCCCGAACTCAAAGAGCAAAATTGGAGTTGCAGTTGGCGTTATGCTGGTGGTATAGTTGCAGACATGCGACAAGAAGGAGACTACATTGATTGGTATTGCTCAGGTATGGGAGGTCTTAATCAAGAGTATGATGGCGAAGAAACCAACGAGCAGTGGCAGGCTAGAACTGGCTATGTTCCAGAAAGTGTTGTTACTGAAGAAATTGAACGGGATCTAAATCAATTAGGTTGGGCTCCTATTCCTTGGAAAGACGACGAGCTATAAAGTAAATACATTATGAATACTTTTACATTTAACGCAGAAGATATTTTTGAAGACATTCCGGGAGATCCCGATAATGTTATACTAAAGTTTCCGCCTGAGATAATAGAATCCACAGGATGGAAAGAAGGCGATACATTGGACATTACTCTTGAGAACGGCAGTATTGTGATTAAAAAAGTATGAGTAAGGGTGAACTATTAGAACTAACTGGGACTGTCTCTGAAGTTTGCCCCAATAACACTTACAGAGTAAAGATCGATAACATGGATCATGTCATGCTCTGTTATTTGGGCGGTAGACTAAAACAACATAAAATTAAAATTATTTTGGGTGACAGTGTAAAAATTGAAACCAGTGCCTATGATCTGAGCAAGGGCAGGATAACTTATAGGTTATGATCAATGAACAGTCTAATGGAAACTGTTTATGTTATTTGTGTTTCCATATTGGATAGCACCAAGTTAGGTATTAGCTTTCCAAAATTAGTAAATCGAATACGACGAGAATTCAAAGATCATTATCTAGAAATCAAAGTAACTACTGTAAGAGATAAAGCTCTTAATGATGAAATATTCTATGCTAATGGATACTATGATCCCACTGATGATGAAGAAGGTGAACGTTGTATTGAACTAGTAATTACCCACAACTTTGTCAAAGATAGATTATGGTATCCTGATGCAGTAAAACAATTATTGATACAGGTATTTGATACAGTAGTACACGAGCTACGTCATCAGAGACAGTATAGAAAACGTCACTTCAAAATGGGCAAAGATCGAGGAACTGGCTACAAGGAATATTTGGCAGATCCAGAGGAAATCGATGCTTACTCAATCAGTATTGCCATAGAACTTTGTCGCAGTTTGGGCAAGACTAGAGCTCTAAGGTACTTACATAATATCGATAAATTGAGTAGATTCAAAATCAATAATAATTTTGTAAGCACTGCCTTAGCTGCCTACAGAGCAGAGTTCCCCAATTCAGACGACCCTGTAGTAAAAGAACTTGCCAAAAAAATCTATGTAAGATTAAAAAAGATTGACACAGACTACATATTCCAGTAAAATACTAGTATTGTAAATGTCTGGAGCATATATGAGCGAACTTCACTCTGTGGTAGCAGTGCTAGAGCTGGCCTGTGCCGCACAGCGTCTTAATCAAGATTACGTCAAAGAAACTACTCCCGTTTACAGCGAGGATAATAAAATTCTCAGCTACAAGTGGGCTAACAAAATGTTGATGTTGACCAGCCTATATCCAGAAAACTATAGGGCTGTTCACGAGGGCGATGCCCCGCCTCCCTTGCTTAAAATCACGGATGAAGATAAAAGTCTCACTGAGGAGATTAAAAAATATTACAGGAAGTTGATGTTTAGTGCTGTAAAAGGTGATAATGAATTTCACACTGAAGTAAATGCTCTTTTAGAGAACGGTCAAGTACCTGCAAGCAAATTTGGTTTTATTGCCTGTTTACCCATGGTGTATAAACGTGATCTTTCCAAAAAACAATTTGAAAAGCGTATTAAGGAAATTGAAGACTCTTATATGGGTATGCCAGGCGAAATTATACTTGATAAAGACTGTGAGATACTAGAGTCAATTCGCTCAAAACATTATGATGCTTTTAATATTCTTGCTATAATTGATAACAAGATGGTGAGTTGGATGGGCAAGGTAGATCTCAAATTAGGTCCCTGCGTAGTCCAAAAAGCCAAAGTTAAAGAACACAGTCGTCACTGGAAAAATCAAAACAAAGTGACTAGACTTAATTATGTAAAGGCGTTTCAATGAGACAAGAACTAGACGAAGCACTTTGTAAGAAGTATCCTAAAATTTTTAAAGATAGACATGGTGATCCTAAACAGACATTGATGTGTTTTGGATTTGAGTGTGGTGATGGATGGTATAAAATTTTAGATGCACTGTGTGGTAATATTCAACACTACACTGATTGGAACAATCAAAATCATGCTAAAGGCTATAAACAATATAAGGAAGTGCCACAGTTAGTTGCTGTACAAATCAAAGAAAAATTTGGCGGCTTGCGTTTTTATTATGAAGGTGGAGATGACCAAATATACGGAATGGTGCGTATGGCGGAAAGCTGGGCCGCAGTGACCTGTGAAGAATGTGGCGCACCTGGGGAAATGAGAAGCGGTGGATGGATTAAAACATTGTGTGACAAACATGAAGAAGAACGGCAAGAGAGATATGCCAAACGTAATGGATTAGAATTATGAAAATAACAGTTGTGTCGGATCTGCATTTAGAGTTTTCTGACTGCTACGATATTAAGAACGCAGACAATGCTGATGTATTGATACTATCTGGCGACATTATGATTGCCGAGGATCTGCACGACCACCCCTATGTACCCAGCATCTACGAACATGGTTCGTTTGCTGATCTAGGCCGCAAACAAAAGCGGGTGCAGACATTCCGTGATTTTCTGAAGCGTATGAGTAATTTGTTCCCACATGTTATCTATGTGGCAGGGAATCACGAATTCTACAATGGAAAATTTCATAAGGGTATTCAATACCTACGTGAAGAGTGTGCGCAGTATCCTAACGTCTATTTTATGGAAAACGATTTCAAATTAATTGATGACGTTATGTTTATTGGTGCTACATTATGGACTGACATGAACAAAGGTGATCCTATTACGCTTCATGCTGTTCGTGACATGATGAACGACTTCCGTATTATCAAAAATGATGAAAAGGGCTATACTAATCTAAAGCCTGCTGACGTTGCTATTAGGCACAGAGAAACACTGAAATACTTTCAAAGTATTTTAGACGAAAATAAAGAACGTAAGTGTGTGATCGTTGGGCATCATAGTCCCAGTTATCAAAGTATGCATCCTATGTATTCTAATGATCATATTATGAACGGTGCTTATCACAGTGATCTCAGTGAGTTCATGTTTGATAATCCTCAGATTGTTTTGTGGACGCATGGACATACACATCATTGCTTTGATTACCAAATAGGTAATTGCAGAGTTGTCTGTAACCCTAGAGGTTATCAAAACGATGGATATAGTGAAGAAACAGGTTGGAATCCTAACATAATTTTGGAGATTTAAATGGAACCAGATATCGCAGAAATGCTGAGAACTACAGCAAAGAATATAACTGAACTTTTCAGTATGTTGGCCACTAAAGTTGAAGCTTTGGAGAAAGAAAATGCAGAACTCAGAAGTCAGCTTTCAAACAACAATGAGTGATAAAGACTTTAGACGCTTTAAAAAATGGCTCAAAAGTCATTTAGCGTTTGGTCCTACTACTGTTGTGTTTACAAAAAAGGATGGTACAGAGCGAGAAATGCTCTGCACTACTAATCCTGATATTGTGCCATACATTGAAAAAGCAGAAACTAAGATTCAAAAAAAGATCAATGAAGAAGTCTGTAACGTTTATGATGTTAAAGCCAAAGGTTGGCGTAGCTTCAGATGGGATAGTATTAAAGGTGTAAAATTTACTCTAGGGGGCTAACATGCCACGTTATGTAGATGACAAGTGTGAAGTTCGATGCGAGGACAATGACAAAGTTGTAACTGCTGATATTCTTAGTTTTCAAGAAGGTAAAAGTCTAAGTGTCAGCCTTAATAAATCTTTGAAATTGGTAATGCCCTGGAATGGTAAAGTTTATGAAGCTAGGATGTCCTGTTTGACTTTTGTCAGCAAAGGTCCTAAAATTACTGAAACTAAAGAAAGCACAAGATGAAAATTGGTCTTAGTTATAGTCGTTGTGTTCGCGACATTGTTGAAGGCAAAGTCGATATTGCTGATGTCTTAGTTATTGTTGCTCGTACAGATTTCGATCCTAAAGATGATGCACAGTGGGCACCGATATGGCAGGGATACTGTCAAGGATCATATTTTAATATGAATATGGAATGGTATGGATATGATTATGATAATAAAGATCACGAAAAACTATTTCGTGATGTAACTATTGAACTTTATGATCAAGGCAAGTTTCATCAACCAAGACAGTTTGGCGCACACCCACGACGATTGCCTTACTATTGGTTAGAAACATTTCTCCCAGATAATGAGTTAGATAAAAATCCAGCTGCTAAAAAAGCATTTGAAAAATTTAAAATGATTGCAGGTCTTGTTAGTCCTGCCGCAGACAAACTAAACGATAACTTTTAAGGATAAACATGCCACATCTAGTACCTATTGTAGTTGAACAAGAAAGCAGGGGCGAGCGCAGTTATGACATTTATAGTAGACTGCTTAAAGATCGTATTGTGATGTTAGACACTGATGTTAATGAACACAGTGCCAGTTTGATTGTAGCACAACTATTATTTTTAGAAAGTCAAGGAAAAGAGGACATTACATTTTTTATTAACAGTCCTGGTGGTGTTGTTACTGCTGGCATGGCAATTTATGATACAATGCAGTTTATTCGTCCCGATGTTGCTACGGTAGTTATGGGACAGGCCTGTAGTATGGGTAGCTTGTTAGCACAAGCTGGCGCTCCTGGAAAACGTAAGATGTTGCCCAATGCTCGCCATATGATTCACCAGCCTAGTGGTGGTGCTCGTGGGCAGGCTACAGACATGCAGATTCAAGTTGAAGAAATCTTGAAGATGAAAAAGTCACTGACTGAAATCTATGTTAAGCACAATTCAAAAGGTAAGACTTTTGATCAACTTAGTACAGATATGGAGAGAGACAAATTTATGAGTGCTGAGGAGGCACTGGCTTACGGATTGATCGATGAAATTGTAACTAGCCGATAAATACGCAGTTAATTTAAAAGGTCCGTTGTGAGAAAACTTGAAGAATTCAACGCCCAAGAGCGTATGGAAATCGCCTTGCTGGATCAGCATGTGCATTTTCTTGTAGGTGAGATTGACACTGACAGTATCTACGAATGTATTCGTTGGATAACTTATGAAAATTTAGACGCCAAAACTGATAAAACTCTAACACTCTATATCAATAGCACTGGTGGGGATTTGTACGAAGCCTTTGCCTTAATTGATGTGATGCAGAGCAGTAAACATCCAATTAGAGTGATTGGTATAGGCGCTGTAATGAGTGCGGCATTTTTGATATTTGCCAGCGGTACTAAAGGTGAACGATATGCTGCCAAAAATACCAGTTTCATGTGTCATCAATTCAGTGAAAGTATGAGTGACAAATATCATGATCTCAAAGCCACAATGAAAGAAAATGATTTGTGTAATCAAAAAATGGTAGACATCTTGAGATCAGCCACAGAATTGACCCCATCCAAAATCAAAACCAAACTGCTTCCTGCTTCAGATGTGTATCTAACAGCACAGGAACTATTGGAATTTGGTGTTGCAGATTATATTTTAAATCAAGAAGAAGATTGACAAACTACAGAAGTTGTCTTATAATACTAGTATTGTAAATTACTTCTGGAGCCAAAATGCATCAAATTATTGCCAAACTAGAAAGCGATAACAGCCGCCTTTTCAAAGAGAGTGTTATTGCTGAAGAAATGGCTAATAACAATACGGAGTTTTTTGAAGGCATTAAACTGTGTCTTAGTCCGTTTGTGACGTTTGGTGTTAAAAAAGTTCCCACTCACGGTGGTCCAGATGGTCAAGGCTTACCTTGGGGTGTATTTGCCAAACTAGCAGATCAACTGGCCAAGCGTGAACTCACAGGTCATGATGCACGTGATGCTATTGAGTTGTGTCTTAAGACTGCTAAACAGGACGAATGGAATTTTTGGTACCGTCGAATACTGATCAAAGATCTGCGTTGCGGTGTTAGTGAAAAAACTATCAACAATGTAGCAAAAAAACAAAAACGTAAAGAATTTGAAGTGCCATTATTTACTTGTCAACTGGCTCATGGATTTGAAGATCATGAGTCCAAAGCCACAGGTAAACGGTATGTAGAAGTCAAGTTAGATGGTGTTCGTGTATTAACTATTGTTTACCCAGATGGCAGGGTCGATCAATACAGTCGTAACGGTAAAGAGCTAGTAAATTTCGAACATATCAAAGAACAAATTAGTAAAACTGCAAGTCAGTTTGGTGAAGCTGTAGTACTTGATGGTGAAGTGATGAGTGCCAGTTTTCAGGATCTTATGAAACAGGTTCATCGTAAAGACAATGTATCTGCAGGTGATGCCGTTTTGCATTTGTTCGATATTGTTAGTCTTAAAGATTTTCAATTAGGAAAAAGCAAAGTTCGACAAGAAGAACGTAGCGAGCGTGTATATAAGTGGCATAAAGCCAACAAAGATGCACTGCCAAATGTTGCAGTAGTAGGGCATGAACTTGTTGACCTTAGCACTAGCGAGGGGAAAAAACGTTTTAAAGTGATTAATCAGTCCGCCATTGAAGGTGGGTATGAAGGCATTATGATTAAGGATCCAGATGCCGCGTACGAATGTAAACGTACTACTAGTTGGTTAAAATTAAAACCATTTATTGAAGTATCATTAGGTATTCAAACTGTAGAAGAAGGAACTGGAAGAAATGAAGGAAGACTTGGAGCCTTTGTTTGTGAAGGTGAGGACGACGGAAAAAACATCCGTGTTAATGTTGGCAGTGGTTTTTCTGACAGTGACCGTGATGTATTCTGGACTTCACGTCCTAAACTCATTGGGCAAATCGTTGAAGTGCGAGCAGATGCAATTACACAAAACCAAGACGGATCATACAGTCTCCGGTTTCCACGCTTTTTGCGTTTCCGAGGATTCGAAGTTGGAGAAAAACTTTAAGGACGAACAATGACTAACCCGTTTAGAGATCAAGAAAAATTCATGCGAGCCTGCGATCAAACAGTCGAAGGCTTTAATCAAGAACAATTTAAACTTTATGTTAAACTTATCGATGAAGAATTTAATGATGAACTAAAAACAGCGATAAGTAATAACGATCCAGTGGAAACATTGGACGCACTTCTAGATATTCTAGTTGTAACTATTGGTGCTATACACAGTATGGGCGCAGATGGTGAAGGAGGATGGAAAGAAGTCATGCGTACTAACTTTGCTAAGATTGATAAAGATACTGGCAAAGTTCGTAAGCGAGAAGATGGTAAGGTCTTGAAGCCCATTGGATGGTCTCCACCAGATCTTAAACCATTTGTAACAAAGTAAACTTAAAAGGAAATAAAATTATGAACTACAGTATGTCAGCCGCAGAAAGTCTTAATGTCGCCGTAGCAGGTGTATTAGGCAGGATGGGAGTTGGTGTATTGGCGACCCTTGTTATGGCCGCAGTCATCCAAAGCCTAGGTCTAGTACCTGTGCTATTCGGTGGCATATTGGGTTATGTTATTATCTTTGCTCCCCTTGCTATGAGTCTTTTCCTAGCTTGGAAAGGATCTGAAATGAGCGAGTCAACCATTAAAGCATGGTACTTTGCTTTTGCTGGAGCTATGGGTTTGAGCCTTAGTATGATTTTTCAAATTTACACTGGTGCTAGTATTGCTATGGCACTTATTGGTACTACAGTAAGTTTTGGTGCCTTGGCATTTTGGGGATACTTTACTAAGAAAGATATTTCAGGTTGGGGGGCATTTTTGTTTGCAGGTGTTATTGGCCTAATTGTTGCAGGTATTGCTAATATTTTTATCGCTAGCACAGCACTACAAATGACCTTGAACGTCATTACTATTCTT